GGTACGGCTGGAATTGTTTTCTTCATAAGTTCTTTCTCGTGAAGATCAGATCAAATCCCTGATATCGTATTCCAGGATGCCCGATCCATCCATCAGGTGATCATTCGAAGATATTTCAAATTTAGTCCCGTCCGTAAACCATATTGTAAATAGTGAGAAATCTTCAATCTGAACATCTTTGATTGTTTTCCCAACCAGTTTTTGAACTGCCACCTTCCTATAATCCATTATCCCCTCCCTATGCGCAATCGAGTATAAACACACCATTTCTCGGGCGTTTCTATCCATCCGGTAGTCCCAGGCCTACAATCGCCTCCCCGTTGTCTAACGTTAAGATCGGGGCCAGAATATGCAGGCCAATGGGTCAATTCCGGTTTAATTCTCCAGTATATAACTGCTGGAGGTTTACCTAAGTACTCCGAGAATTTCAGTCTGAATCTATCGACGGCCTCATCTTTAACGGACGACCAAGATTTAGACGCATCACCGTCAAACACATCTCCCCCGGCGAGTTCGACATATTCTCCACCATCGGGGCTTGTGGCGCAGTCACCGAGTTTGGGATGCACGTTAAAACCTTTCAGCAGGTCAGATATATCTATACGCTCAGTATCCATTATTATGCCCTCGCTGATTTAAAATACTGTCCACCCATGTCTCTTTCCCGATACTCAGAATGCTTGCTAAACCTAAACGCTGTATGCTTGTGAATGCACTCCCAAACCATATTGAGATGACTGTACTTCTGCTGTGGCGTGTTCTTGTCGTCTTTGGTCGTCATGGCCTGTTGATCTACCCACTGTTCCCAGCTCCACTTCGCCATTGATTCAGCCGCTTCATGAGCGCCGTCCCTGAATATCCATATAGTAGGCAGATTGACTTCGCGCCCATTCTCAATAACTTTGTTGTTGAAGGGCCGTCCCACTTTACGAGCGTTTTTAAGTCTCACCCTGATTTGATCGCGGCCGAACTCACCTTTCGTGTTCCACGCCTGCCAGTAGCCGCCCGTGCCGATGTCGTCTCTCTTCAGTTCCCTCGTAACTCGGTTGATCTCGTCGAGCATAGTCACAAGGTCAACTTTCGTCGCTTCGGCCAGAGGGTCCACAAGGTTCAGTTTGAACTGATAGTCCATGCATCCGTAGGAGAACTGCTCCATTATCTGAAACGTGGTGAACTTGTCAGGCGTGATTCCTTTGGCGTACCAGATATACATCTCATCAGTAGGAGATAGGCTGCAAGCGCCACAAGCCCAAGGAGTACGAGGATGGTAATCAATACCTCTAAAATGAGTCCAAGAAAGAGGAATGCGGCTGTTAGAGAAGTATTTATCAGCATCGATAACATGAATCTTCCAGTCGAAATCTTTGAGAATCCTGCCTGTCGCCTGCCTGTGAATCCCGTAAAGCCTTGTGGCTACCGTGTCGGGGTCTGCATAGTTGCCGACCGTCTTGTCGATTACTTCCCGGCTAAGAGTTGGATTGTCGTAAGTCGATGCCTGAAAAACGGCTTTATAGCTATGTCTTGTCGGGAACTTCTCAAACGGTTTGGATTTGTCCTCTTCGCCGGAAGTCTTGTAGAACTCGCAGATCGATTTGGTTCTCACGTAAATCTCTGCCTGCTCGAAGAACTCATCGAACGTGAAGCTGGTTCGTATGGCCGGCGTAAGTCCGAGTTGGAAGTCGCCATTTTCGGCCATGAGCCGGGGCACTTGTTCCTCGTAGAACGTGTACGGCGGTTCTTCGTCGCAGTTGGAAATTACCGCTCCCCCCTGAATCAGAAAGTTGTTTCTTGGCGATCTAGCAACTGGAATTTGCTTTCCGGTTTTAGATGATTTATCCCAGCCGCCAGTTTCCATTGAAATATCGTAAACATCCTTTTCCCCTACGGGTTCGATGCTACGCACTTGCACCCACCGCACATTTCTATCCGAAGGTGCAAATATATCGGTTTTGTTTTTGTTCTCGAAAGAACACGATTCGCTTCTTCCGATAACCCTTCCCTTACTCTTCTCTACCAACACGTCCAACTGTTCTAACTTCCCGGCTATTCCTACGATTTCAGCAAACCTTATAATATCTTTTGAGTTGTTTACAGAGATATGATACTGAGTTGCCCAACCATTTTCAAAGGTTCTCACCCTGATAGTGGACCTTATTTTAAGCCTTCTTAGTAGGAGAAATACATCCTGCGCTAGCCGATAAGAAGTAGAGCAATAACCGATGGAGTTGGATGCCCATCCATCGGTTGCAAAAAGAAATCTCAAAAATAGGGCTATCGAAGAATTGGACTGTCTAAACACTTCATCGGGTATATATTTGGACCCAGCGCAATGTCCCCACACCCCGATTTGTTTGAGAAAAGCTTTGAACTCATTCCGGTTTTTACCGATATTGCGGTTAGAATTTATCCAGTAGTCGGGAGAGTGACCATTCTTGAAAACGTGCTTACGCAAAGAAATAAAATCGGGAAGTTGCTGTTCTATCTCCTCGATGAGTTTGCCGTTTTTGCATGTAAATTTAGCCGATTTTTGCTTATCCGTAATGCAACCATCGCCCAACACCACCGCCAGTAGCACCATTTTCCAAGATTCTATAGTATCATCATTGTCAAAATCACTCATTCTGCACGTTATCTTGTCGCCTATCTTTAACTCTGATACTGGCATATATTGGGACTTCCCAGTAGACGGAACCATAACTTTGTGGTCAGATGTTAGTTCAAGAGTTATCCCCTTCGAACACTTAACTCGATATACTGGTTTTGGGCCTCTGCCGAAAATGTGTTTAATCTTGTTTGTTCTTTGCCTCGTACCGTGCCCGCCCCTTGTTTCGCAGATAAGTTCATCGCCGGGGATGAGTTCTTCAATGTTTCTCCACACCCCGTCAGACATAAGAACACGTTGGCCCTTAGCCACGCAGAACACGCATAAACGCTGAGTCCCGGCCGTTCCTTGTGTTACCTGCGAGTAGGAAACAAATTCGAAAATGATGTCATGGCCTGGATATTGTATAGCATTAGCACCTTCCCCAAAGACACATCCACCGTTTGGGTCTGCGATCTTGAGGGAAGGATTACGTTGCGATATGTCTTTTTTGATAAGAAACGGAGGCAACCATTTTTTAAGCTCTGGATAAGTCCTGTTCTTGATTTCTCCTGATTCGGCACCACTTCCCTCCTTTTCCATCGGCAGGTTCTCCGAGCACAGCCGGTAGATGTTTGCCCTTCTATTGTGAATATTGAGTTTCGCCCCGCACGAGCAGGTCATATCAGACGGGAAAGGAACCTTTCTGGTTTCCGATCTCTTATTTTCCGACAGCCTGAAGCATTGACCATCTTGCAGGCCGAAGAAATGAAGTCCCGGCCACGGCGCAGGCCGCCCGTAAGTGTGTCCGTTTTCGCACTCAAAATACAGGAAATTCTTTTCCGGTATCGGGTGAGAACCCATTACCCGCATGACTTTCTCGTGACACAGCACACTCGTTTTGCCGAGCTGATTGCCGGTAAAAAATGCTATCTGATTGTAATATGGAGGCAGGGCGCAGAACTGGTAGAAGAGCCATGTCGGAGTGTAGCTCAGAAACATTGCGAAGTCGTTCAGTTGCGACGCTGTGTCAAGTTGAGGCATTAAATCACCGTAACATAAAGAACGCCACCGTCCATCGTTGCGATATAGAAGCCATCCCAAGGGATTTTATGCTCAGGATTGGGCCAGTCCTCGATACCGACAGAAGCGTCGTTGCCCGCCGCGATGGAAGTTATTTGCCATTGAACGTGTTTCTTGCCGTCTTCTATGATGAGGTTTTGCCCTGATGCTGTCGGATGCCAAGATAGCCTTCCAACGTAAACCGGCCCGTTATACTGACTGGTGGCCCCGGCGGTGTCCAAAATCCACGTTCTATCGTTAAAATTGTTCGCCATTTGTTTACCCTCTCGAAGAACCCAAAACAGGTATGCAGTTCAATGTTTCTTCCGGTCGAAAGTACAATTCGAATAGCCTCTGTGCTTCAACCACGTTGAATCGCTTACAACTGTATATGTCAACTGTCACTTTTGCCTCTGATGCGTAATGGTGAAGCTGAGTCCCGCTTTCCGTCCAGAATACCGCTCCCGAAAAGCCTGGTTCCTTCCCCTCTTCCTGCATCCGCCACGACCATGGACCTTTCCACAACGTCATGCCGAGCGTAGCGGTCAAATCGCGGAAGAACGCCTTGATTAAAGCGGCACTCAGGTCGGCGGCACATTGTTTGCCTCGCAAAATAAGCCTGTGTTCTTCAACCATCCCATATATGTCCTTTAAATCTTGGGTTTCTTTATCTTTTTCGGCTGGATTTTCTTCAGCTTCAGCTTCTTTACTGACGGTTTAGGAAGTCCCAACGTTACCTTCTTCGGTTTCTTCGGCCACATAGCTTGCCTCCATGTTTAGCTTAACTCAGGCTCGAAAGGTTGTGCTCTTCGGGTTTAGCCTCAGTTCCCCTGATCGGATCGCCGGGTGTTCCTGTTCCAGATTTGTCGTGGTCTTTAAGCTGTGTCCCCACAAGCGCCGCAAAGATAGCCCCGACCCACTGAGTCTCGGTCGGCATCTGCCCGGCATCAAGTGAAGGCTTGACCAGGATGTAAATTGCCATGATAAACCCGAGCGTCGTTGTCTTCCAGCTACCCAAGAACGCTGATGTTATCTGTTTCGCAAACCATTCCTTCATGACTTTTCTCCTACTTCCCCACCGCTTCAAAGGCCGTGTACGCAGGCACAAGGGTCTGTAACGCCTGCCCGCCCAACTGCTCAAGGATGCCGTTGTTGCTCATAGAATCGTGAGCCAGAAGCGCACCATCAGGGCCATATCGATCGATAACCATAGTGTGATCCAGGAGCGAATTGCCAGATCGGGCCGCGACATAGGTTATGTCCTTGCCGCCCATGTTGATGGTGGCTTTGGTGAGCATGAGGTTGGAGGTGCAGCCGGACAGAAACAGGACCAGGACGCAAAGAGTGATTAGCCTTCGCATCCGGGCACCCTCCCGCTGACAAGACAGGCTCCCAGCAGAACCACCATTGCCGGGACTTCCGCCGCCGTCATAAGACCTTCCTCAACGCCATCGGCGACGGCCTTTAGATGGTCATGGATTTTCTGTAGCTCGGTTTTCGGTACTTGTACGGTTTCGGACATCACGCTTCTCCTTCGATAAAATCAGCTACTTTTTCACGGGCTTCGTGCAACAGGTTAACCGCATCTGTTAAAAGCGGATGGGCGCCAACCAGTTCGACGGCCTCGACTGCGGCGTCGATGGCGTTTTCTGCAGGGGTGCATAGAGTTATGTCGTTTCTGCGAGGAAATCCGTCTGGCCGGTATTTGTCCATCACCAATCCCTCATAATAATGGACCTAAGGTACTCTTTGAATTCGTTGTCACTCACCGGCAGGCATCCCTGTGGGTACAATCTTGGCGAATGCCTCTTCCGATATTTTGTCCGCTTCGCCGGTCAGAGCCTTTTCAAGTGCTTCGATTGCAGACATTGACTTGCTGTAGTGATTGTTAAGGGATGTACGCATCGCCGCAAAATGTTCTTTTGCCGCCGCTTCTATTTCGGTCGCTTTGTCTACTAGGGTTCCCATCAAATGCCTCCCGACATTACGTCCGGCGTTGCAGGTTTAAGATATTTGTCTGCCTGTTTGAGCACTTCGTCGTGTCTGCCATCGTCGTTGTGCGACCGAAGGCCGTCAGTGAGAAGCGTCAACAGCATTGCAGGCAACAAGATCATCGCAAGTGCAGATTCTTCACCCATGATTGCTCCTAAAGTTTACCAAATTAGATGGTAAGGTTTACTTACTTACTGCCGCAATCGTGTCCTTCACGGCGCCAATAGCCGCGTTAACCGCCTGTTGAGCCGTCACGACTGCTGCTGCGCTCTGGCTGGTCGATGCCGCACCAACACTTGCTGCCGCATTGGTAGCCGAAGTCAGAGCCGTAATTGCCGCACTCGCAGCCGGAACGTACTTTGCCGCTGCCGGAATGGTCGCCGCTATTGCCAGGATCGCCGGTGCATCAGCCTGGACGCCTGCAACAAACTTAGCTGCGTAGGTCTGGAAAGTGGCAATGTCAGTCTGGGCGGCGGTATTCCAGACACCAAAGCCAGCACAACCGGCCACCAAAAACAAAAACGCTGCGAATACACCGATGATTTTCTTCATGATCTTTCCTCTCATTTTGGGAATTCCATTCTTTCTAATTCGGCCTGTTCTCTAACCGTCATGCCAGCACGCTCCGCCAGGGCTCGGACCAAAATACACAGCCCTCTAACGTCTTGCCGATGCTGAGTAAATTCATTTTCTAACTGTAGCTTTAGGGATATTATCTCGCTTTTCAGATCACTCATCCCACATGTACTGCAATCGCTTCCCCCAAGACACTTGTGGCACACAGCGCCAATCAAAGCGACCATGATGCACGCTACGATATACCATCCTGCGCTGTCTAGGCTGGCGTGTGTCATCCCTTAATCATCCTTGCAGCCAGCCTACCGCACCTGAGTGGCGCTTGATGGGCGAATTTGCTACCCATGATTGAAAGTGCCGCCGCTTGCCAATCCTTCGCCGCGATTGCAGACTGGAGGTGATGCCAATCCTTCAGTTCGTACATGAGATCAAAAGCCATGTTTACGAGGGTGCGCTGAACGTTGTCGGGCAGGGAATCGTAAGACGGAAAGATTTCCCGGCAGCAGGTCACCGCCGCATTGACGTCATTATTGTACCAGCCGGTTATTACCTGGTCTGTAATGCCGACCTTGAGCCAAGCGGTTATATCTTGCCAGCTTGCGCCGTGGGCCTCGAGGTTTCTTCCTATTCCCCCTGTCCAGATACCGAGAGTGTCCTTGTATGGATGGGTGCGCCAGCCTTCATCTTCGATCAATTCGGCCTGTAGTTTGACTCGATCCATTAAGAAAGCTCCGCCAACTCTGTTACATCGTGGAGTTCGGCCCCATCCACTGCGGACAGGGCCTCACAGAAAGGAAGAGGGGAGTATGAGCTACAATTAACCCCATCTCATACCGTCAAAACTTTGTCAATAAAAAAATGCCATTATTTTGACTATGCCGCCATTTTATTGACAGAAGGACCGGAAAGTTGTACTGTGGAGAGGAATAGCGCAGGGTCTAGGGTAAGGCCAGCTACCTTATTTGAAAAGCGGAAACTCGCACCGCCTGACCCGTGCGCCCCCTTCTGCGAGGGTACGGCAAGCGAGGCCGATAACGTGAACGCAAAGAAAGTCAAACCGGATAAGTTTGTAATGGTGGCCCATGCCACCCTGGAAGACAAATACTTTAAGGCCCTCCCAGAATCCGCCAAGACACTCTTCCTCTATCTCTGTAAATGCCGCAACAGGCTGGGCAATCCCGAAGACGACTTCAGCTTTTGGCGAACCGACCAGCAGTTAATCACCGACACGGGATTCTCCCGCAACCAACTTAAACGATCAAGGAAAGCACTCATCGGCGGGCAGTTTATATGGTGGGCATCGTATCTACCGGAAGGCAAATCGAAGGGTCCACGATACATTATTATGGATACATTGTTTGAGGAAATACCCGTTCCTGACTGGCATTACATTACAGTGTCCAAAACGGACACCCAGCACCGTCCAAAACGGACACCGTATTAAGAAGTATTTACTAAGTGCGAAAGGACAAGGGCAAAACCCTAATTACTCACCCCCGGTTTACCCCTCTTCTTGATCCATTATCCGAATGGCTTCAGCGTATTTCTCATCGAATTTCGGGGGAGTAAACCTGCATGTCAAGGGATAAGTGTGTGTGAGTGTGTGAACCCGCGTGTTAGTGATAGCTGCAATCGCTGTCGCTGAGACCCCCCCCCACCGCCGCTCCCCCCGTACCCATGCCCACCCATACACTCTGCACCTGTCAGGTCTCTCATCTATCAGGTCATAGGGGCATCGATGCATAGGATCACAGCATCACTGTGGTCCACACATGGGGCACGGGTTAATAACCCGTAGCCCTGGGGTCTATAGAGCTATACTGGATATAGTTTTGAGTCTTACGGGTTAGAACGTCCCCTACACTATCCCCCATCCTCATCAGCCATTTCGCTCCACTCGGCGTCAATAGCCTCGTCGGGAGGGGCGATCTGAGCCAGGGACGCAGGGCTGAAGAGTTTGGCCAGGTCCGGGGCAATGATTGTATTGCCCGTGACGGAAATGAATTGCTGAACGGTCACAGAAGGCGCGAGCGATGGAGCGATGCCTACACTTTGGAGGATCCTATCGCTAATCTTGTGGGCTTGGTTCAGGATCGGTGCATGGGCTGATAGTTCGGTCGGCGGGATCGTATTGTAAAGGATTTGGGCTGCCTGTAGGCATTGGGAGTTGATGAGTGTAGCAAGTTGAGTGTTGGCCTCAAAATAGTCCAGGGCTTGCGCTTCGATCATAGGGCGCATGGATTTGGCGCGCTTAGTCACGGTACTACGATCTATGCCGAGCAGCCGGCCTACCTCTCGGTGGCTTTGGCCTGCGGCCAGACTGTCCACAATTTGCGCGGTGACTGCTGGTTGTAATGGAGCTGGCATTATTTCGACTCCGGATTAAAGAATGATTGTTGATGTGAACAAGTTTAGTCGTGTGACAAAAATTGTCAATGAAATAAATTAGTGACGTTTTTGCAGGGTTGGTAGTGGCTGTTCTGTGGTTCAATGAAGTTCGGTCATTATAAACCATACGGCAGTGAGAATTGCCCAGTCAGTGTGTGTCATCTAATCCCCTCGCCCTGTTCTGCCACTGCTTGACCATAACCTGCGCACTCCTTCCCATAACTCAACGCCACATACAAAATCGGGTACGCAAATCTCGTAAAATATGTGTACCCTCGTTTCGCCAACATAGTTATTGCTATCTCCCGGCTCCGGCTGTCCGGATACAGCCTAATCCCGCCATAAGGCGTTGTGACTAGCTGTTTCATTTTTCATTCTCCATTCCCCTGAACCGATTGATCCAGACATCCCCGGCCACTTCGTCGTATTTCTTCTGCCATTTTTCGGCTAACTCGCGGAGTTCGGTGTTTGCCGCCTTCAGTTTAGTAATCTCGGCCCTGAGAGCGTTCAACTCTACAACCTGAACAGAATTCGCATTAACGATCACCAAGGCTTGCGCGTCGCACTTCTTTTGTAGTTCAGTAATCACGTCTTCCAGTTCCTTACACTTTCGGCCGAAGGTGTCTCGCTGGCTTTCCACTGCATCAATCACGTTCTTGAGCCGTTCGATCTCCATCTCCATATTTTTAATCTTCACCCTCAAAAAGCACGAGTTCCACTCTTGCGCCTGACATTCCCCTTCAATCCGTTTCAATTCCCATTCGTCGGGTTGTTC